AAGTTATGTGCAGCTGGTGTGCAGTTAAGAGATCAAGTTGATACGTGGTTTCCAGATAGGCGTACTGCCAGTGATGGGTGGTTGGGCGATAGCCGTCACTCCGCCAGAAAATCGGATCATAATCCAGACGGGATCTGGGTTAGAGCAGTTGATATTGATTCTCGGTTGGAGTCATCCGACAGCCTCGCACCTTATTTGGCTGACCAAATCAGAATCGCAGCCAAGTCGGATCCACGCATATCATACGTCATCTTTAACAGGCGAATATGCTCGAAAATATTAAATTGGAAATGGCGTAATTACAAAGGCATTAACCCGCACAAGCGTCATATCCATATTAGCTTCACAACGTTAGGCGACCTAAATGGCACGCCATTTGATATACCACTAATAGGGGGCAAAATATGAAGATAAGCAAAAAACAAAAAGCAATACTAAAATCATACTTTAGAGGTGTGCTTGTATCGCTACTAACATTTTTGGCAAGTAATGAATTAGGTTTAGATCCTGCCGTGTCTGTAATTGTTGCAGCGCTTGCAGGTCCGGCAGCTAGGGCTTTAGATGCATCAGATCCAGTTTATGGCATCGGTGCCGATGAAGCATGACACCTACAGAATGGGCTGGCTTTGGCGCTGGCGTTATGGCCGTGCTATCAGGCGGGCTAGTAGGATTACGTTTTTTAGTTAAAGGCTGGCTAAATGAGTTACGCCCTAATGGTGGCTCTAGCATGAAGGATCAATTAACAAGACTAGAAAAGCGTGTCGATGATCTCTTTATCTTAATTAGTAAGTCATAATTTTATTATGGCTAGCACTCGTAAACGAAAGAAGATTAACAGGCGTGTGGTACGTAAATCACCCGACCCTTTATCTAAACTAGAAGTGTTTTATATTGCTAAGCATGAGATGTTTAAAGCTGCACGTAAGGCTGGATTCTCAGAATCTGTATGCCTGTATTTAATGGATAGTCCATCATCAATGCCAGACTGGGTAGTAGGCGACAATGGCATTATCCCAACTATCCCTACTCCAGATGAGGATGAAGATTAAGCGCATAGCGTTTATCAGTGATCTCCAAGTACCCTTCTTTGATGAGAAGGCAACAAAATCTGTAGGCCGTTTTTTAAGCAAGTGGAATCCGCATCGCACTATTTGTATTGGAGATGAAATTGATCTCCCACAGCTTGGCGGTTTTAATGCTGGCACTATTGATGAGATGGTCGGTAACATAAATGATGATCGGCAACTTACACAAGAAGTATTAACCTATCTAGGCGTTACAGATGTGGTTGGTAGCAATCACGGCATTAGACTTTATCGATCAATCAAGAAGCGTTTGCCTAGTTTCTTAAATCTGCCAGAGATGCAATACGAGCGATTCATGGGCTATGACAAATTACAAATAAAATTCAGTCCTCACGGCATAGACTGGGCGCCTGGCTGGATAGCAGTGCATGGCGATACTTTCCCACTTAGTCAAATTCCAGGACAAACGGCTTTAAATGGGGCTAGAAGGCATGGAAAAAGCGTGGTATGTGGGCACACCCATAGACTAGGCCAGTCGGCCTTCACAGAGGCATCTAGGGGCAAATTAGGGCGTACTGTATGGGGAGTAGAAGTCGGCATGTTGGTTGATCTTAGTTCAACAGGCATGGCGTACACTAGAGGGTATGCAAACTGGCAAACAGGCTTTGCAGTTGCCTATGTACATGAACGTAAAGTCCAGGTGGTTACTATTCCTATCCAGCCTGATGGCAGTTTTATATTCGAGGGCAAACTTTACAAATAAATCGTTACCAAAACGTTATCTAAGTCTGGCCCAAAACAATCCACAAAGTCGTACACAGGTGCAACACTATGCCTGTACCGCAAAGTATGCGGACAGTTAGGGCTATATGGTTACAATAGATATATTTTATGCAGTGTGTTATGGGATGCTTGGTTTATTAGGCATCAGTTGGTACATACACGTTAATAAAGAGAATGCTGAAGCACGTTATTACTACCTAGGTCGCCGTGATGGCTGGAATATGCATCGCCGTATGATCGAAAACAAAGTTAAAACCGATGAGGTGTTTGACTATGACAAGAACTGAGCAACTTTTTGCACATGTTATCGAAACTCTCCACAGTAGAGGCGCTCATTATGGCCACCCAATCGGGAACCATAAAAGAATTGCCGAACTCTGGTCAGCTTACCTTGGCTATCCAATTCAACCGAATGAAGTTGCGATATGTATGTGCCTGGTCAAAATCAGCAGACAAGCTGAAGATCCACGAGTCGATGACAATTACACCGATGCGCTTGGATACATGGCTATTGCTAAAACAATAACTGAAGCGATGCAAGATGAGGATGGAGTGTGGAAAGATGGCGTTTGATTTGAGTGAATACACCACTGTCCAAGAACGTTCAAACATTTTCTGGGAAAGGTACAAAAATGGAGCAATACGAACAAAGATTATCTCGGAGTCAGACACTAGAGTCATTGTTGTATGTGAATTATTTAGGGACACAGCTGACGAAAAACCATTCGCAACAGGTCATGCGAAAGAAGTTATTTCCGATAGGGGTGTCAATAGAGATTTTGCGCTGGAGAATTGCGAGACTTCGGCTAGAGGCGTTGCTTTTAAAGCGGCTAATATCGGTACTGAAAAGAATGGACCAAGTCGAGAAGAAATGGCTAGGGTAAATGCAAAAGAATCAGAAGTATTTAAACCTAAATATGGCAGACCAGGATCTAAGTCGGCTGCGATGGAGTATGCGTTACATATTGTGGACACACAATCTAAAGATAATACTAACGAGCCTAAGCCTGTTGCTTGGACTGTTGGGGAAAGCATTACTCAAATTGCTGAAGTTCTTGATGTTAGTTTTGTTTGCAGGCATGGTGATATGGTAAAGAAAGAAGGCATCGCCAAGGCTACAAATAAACCATACGCAGGATATGTATGCAGCGCACCTAAACCCGATCAATGTGATGCTAAATGGGCAAGACTTACAGCTGCAGGCACGTGGTTTTGGCCCGATGATTCAGAGTCAGGCAAAGGGGGTGAGTAAATGGGATATGTAGAAATTCTTAGAGGTGGACCTTACCTGGAGCGCATAGAGAACGACCAGGTAAAGTTTGTGCCTTCTACCGATGTTTGTGTAGCTTGTAATGATGACAGGCTTATAACTTCAGGTAATTTCTTAGTTTGTACTCAGTGCCACTGTAGGCAATAAGGATATTATCATGAAACATGCACAATTCAAATGTAATGGTTGTAGTCGCAAGACCGAGTTTCTGTGGCTCGATCAGTTGGATATGCCCGAAGGTTTTAAGGCGTATCAGTGTATGGATTGTGGCTGTGTCGGTGTCAAAAATATAGCCGAAGCAATAGGCATACCTGACAGTGATATAACAAGATGCACGCAGTGTGGTAGTTGGCAATTCTTAGGTACTGACTGCCACACCTGTGCTTTGATTGGAGCAAAATGAAAATAGGCTCGTTATGTACAGGTTATGGTGGATTGGATATGGCAGTAGAAGCATACTTTAATGCCGAGACAGTTTGGTGTGCTGAAAATGACAAATATGCTAGTAAACTGATTGTTGAAAGATTTGACATACCCAATTATGGCGACATTAGAAGTATAGACTGGCATAACGTAGAACCTATCGATATACTAACTGCTGGATATCCTTGTCAGCCATTTAGTATAGCTGGGGATAGAAAAGGCGAAAATGACCCTAGACATATCTGGCCTAATATCAAAGAAATTACTAGCATACTACGACCAAAAATTGTTATCTTGGAGAACGTCAAAGGACATCTCACCCTCGGATTTAAAGAAGTTCTCGAAGGGCTTGCCCAAATCGGGTATGATGCAAGATGGGAAATTGTACGAGCTAGTGAAGTTGGCGCACCCCACCACAGAGCAAGAATCTTTGTTATTGCCTACCCCATTAGCGAACGATGCCAAAATCAGCTATGTAGCAAGGAATCAGGTTGGACTGAGCAAGGTATTGCTAGCAACTCCGAACACTTTAATTGGCAACACAACCGGCAAATGCCGAAATTGGCACGCAGATTTGTTACACGATTTGAAATGTCGATGCAAAATCCGCCAGATGCGTTGGTTGATGGAAAAGTAAACGCTAAGTTTGTAGAATATATGATGGGTTTGCCTGTGGGGTGGGTTACAGATTTAGATTTAAGTCGCACTCAACAGTTAAAAATGCTTGGTAATGGTGTTGTTCCTCAACAAGCATATTACGCATTGGAGTTGTTATGTCAGTAGGCGGTTGGGATCAGACTTGGATTGACACAGATGATTTACGTATTGTGACTTGCCGTCTGACCTGCGGTTATGGTGAATAATTTGACATTATGTGATACCCTGAACAAAAAGCGTTCGATCATAAATCGAAAGGCTGAGCCGCCATCGGCTAGGCTCGGTAGGCGCAGAGTTTGGGCCACCTTATTGCTAATTGCATTAAGCAGTTGCCTTTTACAAGATTATTCCGTTGCGAATGACAAAACAAATCATTACAGACAATGGGCGTTTATACAGCTTAATAACTTAGAAGAGTTCTATTGTTTAGATTACTTATATTATAGAGAATCTAAGTGGAATCCTAACGCACGTAATGGCTCACACTATGGCATACCACAAGGCAGATCTAAATGGTTGGCTACTGTTGATGGTTATAAGCAAGTAGAATGGGGTATTAAATACAATAACAATAGATATGGTTCTATGTGTAAAGCATTAGAGCATTACAAGCTTAAAGGATGGCATTGAGTAACAAAGCGATAGGCAGTGGTAAGTGGAAGAAGCTACGTATTACCATATTAGATCGTGATGGCTGGCAGTGTGCATCATGTGGTAGGCCAGCGCACACAGTAGATCACATCATTCCACGTGTTAAGGGTGGCGATATGTGGAGCCCAGATAATTTACAATCTATGTGCAAATCATGTAACAGCGCTAAAGGTGGTCGTTTTTTTAGCCACAAGGCGACCCCCCCTGTCTCTTGGGAACCATCTCTCCCTGAGACGATTCGAACAGTGCCAGATTCACCATTTATTAAACCTGATACGCTTAACTTCGATGCAGAATGATGCGGAAGTAAAACAGACCTCACGAGGGGTCGGGCTAATTGGTAGTATTAAGCCTAGAATTCACACACCTTTACTGAATGCTCCGTCAAAAGCGCAAGAGGTAGCTGATCTGGCTACGAAGATTGGTTTACCTCTCGTGCCTTGGCAACGCTGGGTGTTAGATGATTTATTATCTATAGACGATGCACAGAATTGGCGCAAAAAAACAGCTTTAATACTTGTAGCACGTCAAAATGGCAAAACCCACCTAGCACGTATGTTAATCCTAAGCCATTTGTTCTTATGGGGTTCTAAAAATGTGCTGGGTATGTCTTCTAACCGAAATATGGCACTAGATACATTTAGGCAAGTTGCATACACAATAGAAGATAACCAATTCTTAAAAGATCAGGTAAGGCAGATCCGCCTGGCTAACGGCCAAGAATCTATAACCCTACTTAATGGTGCTAGGTATGAGATAGCAGCTGCGACTAGAGATGCACCACGTGGTAAGACTGCAGATTTTCTATACATTGATGAATTAAGAGAATGGACACAAGAATCGTTTACAGCTGCACTGCCAGTCACACGTGCTCGCCCTAATGCGATGACTCTAATGACAAGTAATGCAGGTGATGGCTTTAGCACTGTGCTTAATGATCTGAGAGAGCGTTGCCTATCATATCCACCTGACAATTTAGGATTTTATGAATACAGCGCACCACAACATTCTAAGATTACAGATCGTAAAGCCTGGGCTATGGCTAATCCAGCATTAGGTCATTTAATAACTGAGCAAACACTTGAAGAATCTGTAAGTACAAACAGCATAGAAGCTACAAAGACTGAGATGCTCTGCATGTGGGTAGATTCTACTGTCAGCCCATGGGTATATGGTTCTATCGAGCAGTGTAGTGATAGCAACTTAGAGATACCTGTCGGGCCACAAACAATCATGGCATTTGATATTGCACCTACTAGAAGATCCGGCGCTTTAGTTATGGGTCAGGTACAAGATGGCAAAATAGCAGTTGGACTTGCACAGCTTTGGCATAGCGATATAGCAATAGATGAAATTAAGATGGCAAGTGACATAAATGAGTGGGCTAGAAAATATCACCCATCTACAATCTGTTATGACAAGTACGCTACCCAAACTATTGCCACAAGGCTTGAACAAAGCGGTTGGAGATTACAAGACGTATCAGGTCAAGCGTTTTACCAGGCATGCTCAGACCTTGCCGATGGTCTAGCCAATAACCGAGTAGTGCATTCAGGTCAAGCAGAGCTAGTACAGCATTTAAATAACTGTGCAGCTAAGACCAATGATGCTGGCTGGCGCATAATACGTAGAAAATCCGCTGGCGATGTTACAGCTGCCATATCACTGGCTATGGTTGTAAGTCAATTAACAAAACCACAACAAACCGCACAAATCTTTGTCTAATTTGCACTAATAGTCCGATTTATGGTATAAAGTATACATATGGGTCTATTGTCTGTTTTAGGTATAAGCAAAAAAACTGAGAATCTACAAGCGCAATACGCCCCTGCCGTTATGGGCGATAGCCTAATTGGTTTTGGTTACAATACATTTGGTGCAGGTCCTATGGATCGCACACTTGCAACACAAGTACCGGCTGTTAATCGATGCGCGAATTTAATTAAAGGTGTTATCGGATATTTACCATTAGAGCTGTACAAAAAATCCACAGGCGAAGAATTAGCAAAGCCACTGTGGTGTGAACAGCCAGATATTAGACAACCACGATCCGTCACTATTTCATGGACTGTCGATAGCCTTATATTCTATGGTGTTGCATATTGGCGTGTTACAGAAGTATATGCAGACGATCTAAGACCGGCACGTTTTGAATGGGTAAATAACACACGAGTGGTTGCACAATTAAACCCATTAGGTACAGAAGTTTTGTATTACACAATTGACAATGAAAAAGTACCCATGGTTGGTGTTGGTTCATTAGTTACATTTCAAGGATTAACACAAGGCGTTTTACAAACTGCAGGTCGCACAATACAAGCTGCATTAGATATTGAGAAAGCCACAGCTGTAGCAGCACAAACACCTATGGCAACAGGATTCTTAAAAAACACTGGCGCAGATATGCCAGAAGCACAAGTACAAGGATTACTAGCAGCTTGGAAACAAGCACGTCAAAATAGAAGCACAGCATATTTAACTAGCACATTATCTTATGAGGCTGTTGGGTTTTCACCTAAAGACATGACCTATAATGAAAGTTCACAGTACCTTGCAACACAAATTGCACGAGCTATGAATGTACCTGCTTATTACATTTCTGCAGATATGAATAACAGCATGACTTACCAAAACATTATTGATGGTCGTAAAGAATTTGTTGCCTATTCATTACAGCCATATATTTGTGCTATTGAGGATCGCCTAAGCATGAACGATATAACTGCTAACGGCCATATTGTGCGTTTCAATATCAGTGAAACATTCTTGCGATCAGATGACAAGGCAAGACTAGAGACCATCGAAAAGATGCTAGCACTAGGACTTATTGACATCGAGCAAGCAAAAGAAATGGAAGATCTAACACCCAACGGAAACGAAAGTGGCGATGCTGAGTACATTAACAGCGCTAAAGGAGAAAATGCATGAGCGATATACAACAAGCCAATATACCTGCTAGCACTGTAACGCTATTAGCGTCAGCTGCTCGTACTGCAACAATTACCGGCACAGCCGTTAAAGGTCTATCTGCAGCAAGACTATTAGTAATGCAATTAGACGTTACAGCAGCTAGTGGCACATTACCTACATTAGATGTAGTAGTACAAGACACAGTAGATGGCACTAACTGGAATACTATTGCAACATTTACGCAAGCAACAGCAGTTACACGAGAAGTAATTAGATTAACTACTGCATTTACCGATCAATTAAGAGTAGTTGGCACAATCGCTGGCACTACCCCATCATTTACGTTTGCAGTATTAACATGGGCGGATTCAAATTGATTCTTACATTTAGCAGCCAAATTGAAAGCGCTGATGGCGAGCGCAGAGTCATTGCTGGCAAAATTGTGCCGTTTGAAACTGTAGGCAATACTAGCGTGGGTAAAGTCGTCTTTGCTAAAGGGTCAATCGATGTAGGAGATCCAGGCAAGATAAAGATGCTTATGCAACATCAAAACGATAGACCTATTGGTCGCATGCAAAAGTTTAATGAAGAACAAGATGGCATTTATGCTAGCTTTAAGATCAGCGCAAGCATGCAAGGATCAGATGCTTTAATGCTGGCAAGTGAGCAGTTAATTGATGGCCTATCTGTTGGTGTAGATGTACTTAAATCATCACAGAAAAAAGATTACATTTATGTAACTAAAGCAACTCTTAAAGAAGTAAGCCTGGTCGAATCACCAGCATTCACAGAAGCACAAGTAACTAAAGTTGCCGCTAGCGAAGGCGAAGCGGATGCAACAAATCAACCAACTACGGAAAGTGAGGCACAAGTGGACAACACCACCGAGCCAACAGCAGTACCAGTGGTAGAGG